CAACCTCCTCATTCATTAGACGTATGATGTGCTCTTTAAATTCAATATCATTTGAAATTAATTCTGTCCACTTTGAAGGTTGGAATTTCTTGGTGTAGCCCTCGGGCATTTCCAACGTATACCAGGCGCCAGCACTCGACAGACAGTCTGAACTCTTAATAGCATCGAACCAACTTTCCTCATCTCGAATACCAATCTCATTCCCCCACATAATACGGAAGGTACAAGATCTCCCCTGTGTTCCAAAACGAGATTTCTCTAAACGAACCTTCACTTCTGAACCAATGCGAAAGCCCTTGTCGTCGGTGACGAAAGAACTCTTAGCCTTGCGACCGGTCAACCAAATGCGTAGCGAATAAGAATAATGCATCGCCTTTCCACCAGGGGTGAGGTACGGTGTCGTCATTGCTATGATGCGCGCGTTCGGCCCTTGTGGAATGTTGGTCTTCAACTGATTCAACACAATAAAAGTGGCTTGCTTGTCCGCAATAGGAATCGTCAGCTTTGACATTCCCTTTGCAAGGATGCGCGCCTTCATTGCCATCGATGATTGAGGATTAAAATCTCCCTCAACATCGGAAGTGCAAGGTGTAAACGCTAGCGAGTCCCAGATGAAAACTAATTGATCATCCGCGGCAGACAGTAGGTCTTCAATCGTCTCCAAGACGAACTCGACAGACGTTGCTTGGATGTACATTAAGCGCCCTAGGTCGCATCCTGCTCGCTCCAAAAAGGTAGGGTCTATGGCGGACTCGGAATCAAAATAGGCGACAATCTTGCCCTGTTTCTGAGCGTTTGCTGCGATCTGTGCAGCCATGTATGACTTGCCTGTTGCTTCAAGTCCGGCAATCTCTGTTGTCTTCCCGACTGGGATGCCTGTAACCTTCCCACGACAGATGATTGAGTCCAACCATCGTGACCCTGTGGGGATCCATTCCTTTACTTCGGTAGGGTTCTCGCCTGTTAAATCGTGGGCGACGTTTCTACCTGCTTTCTTGTTAACCAACTTCATTAGGTCCTGCATTGCTACACGGCCCGGCTTAGCTTTCTTAGCCATTATGTTCCTCTCCTTTTAAATCTATTGTAACACAGTGCAGACGCTTTGGCAAGTTAGTAATGATGATTTCTGAAGATTTCTTGGATCTATTCATTCCGTATGTCCACGACACTTCATGGATAATATAATCTCTATATAAATGTCTAATTTCTGCACAATCGTTATAAGATAAGATCCAATTCTCTCTTTCTCTCAAGGTGGAGAAGAGAGCGAGGTGAGGAAAGAATGCGTGCATGTCTCCCTCGTCTCCGTAAAGTTTGCATCGTGCTGTCTCCAAAAAGTATGGAGGATCAAGGTACAAACAACAGTCATGCCTTTTGATTGAGTCTTTGAAATCGGCATATTTGACTGTGAGGTTATCTACCTTAAAGTTCCTAATATATTCGATCTGTGAATCTGTGAATCTTGCATACGACGCCCGCTCAGAAAAACCTCCTGAAAACGTTGCGCCCGAAAAACTACTGCGATTGATTGCGTACACTTTTGCGGCTGTTTCAAACGTGAAAGGATGATTAGCGCGTAATGCAAATCTAATCTCATCGCGGAATCTATAGAAATCTTTTTCCGGGAGTCCCAGCCTCCGAAGCTTTTCTTCTGGGTAAAGGTGTCCCTCTTTGTCTTCTCCCGGCTTTGTATATCTATATGTCTTTTTACGTCTAGTCATTTCTGCTAACGTGGCTAGTCTGGCGGGGTCTTTTAAGATTGCTTCCCAAAACCATACAACAGGTTTAAATGCATCATATGCATGGACCTTTATTCCTTTTTCAGCCACAGCCAATTCAATAGACCCACCACCAAGAAAGGGAGAGCATAACTCTCCACAATCATGGGGGATAAGCGGTAAGATGTGCTTGACTGCACGACTCTTACCGCCGGGATAACGCAGCGGCGTTTTCATTTATTTTGCTGCAGCTTGTTCTTTAAGTTGCTCAGCTTTGAGATTGTTGGCTTTGTGTCTATTGATTCTATCTTTAGCTGTTGGCTCAATTGTAGCAATTAAAGCATTCAACTTATCTTCTGATAGCCTGTCTTCAATTTGAGACTCAGATTCACTGGGATAGCTTTTTATTAGTCTTGAATGAAAAAAACAAGTACTCAAATAAACTGATTCAGCCAAACAATCTCTCAAAATTTCCTCTGGGGCTTGATTATTCTCACTGAGTGTGTTCTTTGCTTCTTCAAATAGGGGATTTGTAAAGTTTACCGTTACTGTATAGCTTTTTATCGGAAACGAGACGAGTGGTTCAGTATCTCCTTCGTCGGAAAGGTGAAATGCCGGCGGCCCCCCGTTGTGTTTCTTGCCCTTGCCGCTCTTTGAACGGCGTTTTGGTGGTGCAACCCCACCGCCACCGCCGGTGCCACCGCCACCTCCACCGCCAGTGCCAGGACCGCGTGGGCCTGGACCTCGTGTACCGTTTGGAGCTATTGTGAGGCTTGACTGTTTTATATAAAATTTTTCAGCCTCTTTTACGACATTTGTTTCCATCGGTTCATAAAGATTGGACATCCACTCCTTTAGATCATCCGGCATGTTCTCGCGAAAATAATCAACGTAAGTTTCTAACAAAACCTCTGCGCGAGTTCCGTCTTCTGTGACGGCAGCGCTGCGATCCAGCAATGAATCTAAAACCAAAGTCTTTGGATATCCCACCAATATAGCTACATTTTTGTGGTGAGTTATAACGCCTGCATCTGCCATTTTGCGTTTGCGATGGTGATCAGAAATTGACTTGTTAATAAACACTTCGTCATTATAAATATAACCCATGTATCCGGCAGTATTGTGACTTTGTTTCTTCTTTCCTTTTTCAAAGTTTAGGGCCCAATAATGAAGTTGGGTTCCGTCTGGGTGTACTATCGTACCATTGCATCCGCCGGGTGTCCCATCCTTGTTCTTTTTTTGTGCCTCTTTGATACTCTTTAAATATCTTGGCCTTGTCCATGCTGGGTGGGCGCGTTGGTTTCCTTCAGCATCATAAATTCCAATTTTAAAATCTACATTTTCGTTAGGAGAAACCCAAAAACATTCATTAAAATAATCTCTTATCGTCCATCCGGCAAAGCAGTCATGTCCAGAACTTTCTCTGGGACTAGCTATTTTACACGTTGAGACCCAAGTATCATCTTCCGGGGTTCTCCCCAGAAGAACGACTTCGGTTTCAGAATCTTCGAATGTAAATTCTTCAGCAAGACATTCACCAAAATTAAATGCGTTTCCATCTTTTTCATCAATCTCGGTTTTTAAACCATAAATATTGGTTTTATCTTTGTAAAGTGTAAATTGCATTCGTGCAGTGCGACAGCGAACAAGAATGCCTTCAGGGTTTTGGGGCAAATAAGCAATTTTTGCTCCAATACCGTGGTTGCTGTCGGGGCCCCCTTTAGGATTAAAAACAGCATTCAAACACTTCTTTGCAATCTCTTCGGTAAACGGTTCGCCTGGTTTACTATTAGCTATAACAATCTTATTCGGATACGGCTTATCTCTAGCAATAGTAATGGTTCCTTTGTTGTCTTCGTTAACGCCGCCGCGGTCGTGAGCATCAAACGCATTCTTTACAAATTCACGTAAAAACTTATTTGGTGGAACTCCACGACTTAATTTGTCAATCATATCGGAAACTCCTTTTGGAGGAACGCTCAGTGGTAGTGTTGTGGTTGTCATATTTTAGTCTCGATTGTGTTTATACTATACCATATTTTTATTTGAGTGTCAACAAAAAACATTAAAAGGCGGCAGACTTTGACCGGTCTGCCAGCGGCACAAACCCTAACCCGTCATCAATTCGTCAAAGGCGCGGTCTACATCACTCCCCTTCTTCTTGTCACCGAACTTGGTGGTTTCAGAAGAGCGACCCTCCGCACTCTTATCAGTGGCGAGTTGTGCATCCAGAATGGTGTTAACCTGTTCTGGGGTAAGACGCTCGAATAGTGCATCAAAATCAGGCATACGATCAAGGAGGGCGGGGATCGCATCGGCGTCTTCCAAAAGAGACGACGTATTTCGTCGCATCTTCAGGTTTGTTTGAGGATAAGCACCTGGCTTATCAGCCTTGGTATAGGTAAGGGTGATGTCAGTGCCCTCGTTAATATCGGTCACATCACCATACTCCGGATCAAGAATGTATCCGAGAAGAAGTTCATATGCCTTCTTGCCGTATCCATAGACCTTGATTCCGTCTTCTTCTTGACCGCGTACCACCACGGGCGAGAAGTAACGCTGACGCACGAAGAGGGACTTAGCCAACTTCTTGCTTTCCTCGTCATTATTATCCACTCCTTCACGCCATAAGGCAGAAGCGAATTCGCAAATCGGACAGTGTTCCCCGAAGTTGCGTTTGGGACACAGAATGCCCCCGCGATGTTCTCCTACATTGTAGTGGAAGGACATCTCCTTGAGTGGATCTCCGTCACTCGTCGGGATGATACGAATATCCGTATCACCACTGTCTGGCTTAAAAAAGACAGACGATCTACTATCACTGTTGTCACCGCGCAAAGATGCGAGCTTGCGGCGCATAAGCTCCATGTCGATTCCCATAATTTATCTCCTTTTTTGATGTTTATGAGTGAACAATAAGCGTTCCTTATTGTTCTATTATAACACTCTCGACAAAGCAAGTCAAGAGTTTAATTTGATTGTATCGTGTTTGTGTGGGCCACGACGAACCCAAAGTCTTGTTCTAAAGGCGTCTCGTAAATCGCATACGAAATCTTGCGAAAGGCATTCCTTGGTTTGCTCTTCAACATTCCTACGATCTTCCGATGTAAGCCTCCTTCTTCCTCCAATCTTTTTTGATTGATACACATATAATAACATAGTTCTCTCTCAACGTCAAGGTCAAAGAGCCACTTTTCTTCAAATGTTTCCATGTCTAAAATTCCTACCGTTCTAATCCGACACAACTCTGACGGCTTCGCTACTAAGCCAATTTCTGGTTCATTGTGTTCAAAAAAGTTTAAGTAATGGACGGTGGAGTAAATAGAATTATTGAGTACATTATAATATTCTTTCACCGGAACATTCTGGAGGATCTCTTCCAGTTTTAAATTCGATATAATAGTCACTGAATTCAATAATGCAGAGCGTGCATACTCTTGGAGCACACCAAACGCTATGTTTTCAAGCAGTTTGGGGATCCCGGTCAGTAATTCGATGTCGGGTTTGATATAAATAATATCCACTCTCGTATCTTTCAATTGTTGTAAAACCCCCAATGAATAATTCGAGCTATACGATGAGCCCACAATCAAAAACTGCACATGATCATCGAGATTACTAAAAAACTTTTTTACATTAGGAATATTCTTCTCATATTCTTCTGGCTTCTCATACGACTTTAATTTAAATTTATATTTAGACGTACGAGACACCTTATTATTCATTACAAATACATTATAATTGGAAGTCGCACTAAAATTCTCCGCAATAGCAGACGCAGCATTTCCTAATCCTACAATTGAAATCATAGGCTTAATTCTTTGAGGTCAAAATAATTCTTGCCGGCCTGGAGGTTTACCATATAGTTTCCGTAGCGCGTTTCGCTAAACGTCTTCTTGATCTGCGGTGTAAGATTCTTGTCCTCGTCCGCTAGGTCGATTACAATTTCATCATGAATGATATGGGAAATAAATGATTTCTTTCCCTCTAACATCTTATCAATTTCTACAGCCTTCTCCAGTACAATGTCTGCGGTTGTGCTTTGGATTAAATAATTGAATGCCTTGTCTTGGGTTACCTTAATGTTCCTATGATAAGGGGTGGTGATTATACCATCAGCATACCATTCTCCCAACAGCTTCTGACGATCATAGTATTCCGTGTCAATCGCGCGAGAGGAGGGGTTATACAACCAGGCAAAGAAAAGTGTTTTAGCAACCTCTCTATTTATATTCATCTGCGAACCGAACACATTTTCCACATTCCATTGGTGAATATCTCCACTAGGTTGTTCCGCTCCGGAGAGTCCCAGCAGTGTTCGTACTTCCGCGCCATTATAGTCTAACGACATAAAGAAGTCGTTATGAGGTTTAATAATTTTGCGATAATCCTGTCGCATAGTCAACACGGGAAAGGACTCGGGGTTGGTGGCCAACCTTCCTGTTACCGTTCCAAACAGATTATAATCGATGTGCGTATACCCATCGAGAAGGTTTGTAATTTTTTCTCTATCTCTCGTTCTGTAAAAAAGATTTCTACATCCATCATTGGTCAGGTTTAAATCTTGGTATTTAATTTTATAAAGAAGTCTCTGCACATCAGCTAAATGGTCATAGTGATCTGGTTTATCATAATTCTCAAACACATACTCAGTAATCTTATTTTTTATTTCGCAAAATTGTTTAAGGAAATCTGCAGGCACTAAATCAAATACACAATGTTCGCGCATATTAATCTTCGCAATTCTAAAAGATTTCATGTAGGCACCAAACCGGCGTTGGGCTTTTACCAATTCCGGTTGCATCTCATCCGGTGCTGCTTGCTCTAGCGCGCGCCCGTTGCAATACAGCCATGCATACTCTACCTCTTTGTTCTTTAAGGTACCCGTGTATTTCCATGTGTGCGTTAAATCCAAGGGTATATCCTCAAAATATAGCTTACCATCTGTATACACACCCACACATTCTGTTTTATCATCCAGTGTCTGGAATATCAAGGGTCCTCCGAATCACGAACTGCTTCTATGTGTCTACTAATATAACTCAAAGAGCCGCGATAGTCAAATGGTTTGTTAATAATTCTTTCAAAATTATATAATGCCCTTTTTAATCCATGCGTCTCGTATATTTCCACGGTATCATCAATCAAACGATACCGGGATCCCTCATCAAAAACCGAACGCTCCTCATAAAACCGTATTGTGCAATAAAGGCGCAGAAAATATGTTTGATTATATTTTTGATTCAACTGTTGAATCGTATATTCTTCTGGAGTAACAAGGTCCATGAGGGTTACTCCGTTACACTCTTCCGTGACCACATAATTGGGTGCCTTCGCCTGATTATAAAGATTTAATAAATAATATTTAAATTTGGCATAGTAATATTCATGGGTATGTCGGTAGGCGCGCCCCAAAATGGTATTAGTAGAATTTAAGGAGTATTGTCTAGCAAATTCAATCATGGGAGCCGACCCAATATCTGCTACAAGGCGCCATGGAACAAATTCATCTATCATAAAACCGTAGGTGTTACACGCATTCACATAAAAGGCCCAATTTGGACTATTCACAAACTCTTCAATCTTAGCATTGTCGTTATCGGCGCTGAGCGTAGCTATTTCTACAGCTAATCCACTACACGCAATCGGACAATATTTACTTTTAACATATGCTGGCATTGTAAAAGGAAATTGGGTGGCGAGACCTTTTAAAATTACCATTATTTCTTTTATAAAATCATCAAAATTCCGAAGAACGGTTTGATTCACGATAATTTGTGAAGTGATTGTACTCATGGCAATTTGTAAATATTTATCGTATCTATCAGCGGGGTCTTCGTATCCTTTCTTAACCACTAGATTTGATAAATATCGATCCGTAGTGGAAATTTTTCCCGTAAGAGCACACTTTCTAAATTGCTGGGACAACGCCGTAAAAGCATCCACCACAAAAGAGAACGCCGTAAGGGGCGCGCCGGTGGGGGAGCTTCCCTCAAAATTCTTTAGGGCAACGCCTCCTGGATTACGTTGCATTGGAATAAACACACGGCTTACTCTTCCATAAAAATACTTTTCCCCAAAATTAAAATCAACAATATTTTTTAACTCGCTGGATTGCATTACATGGGCGCGATATATAAAGCGCTTTTGAAATAACTCTACGGTGCTTTCGTTATTTTTCTCGACATAATAATCAGACATTTATTTGGTTCCTTGTTAGGGTGCTGGGGTACGCACAAACGCCATTTCTTAGCGTCTGGAGGCTGAGCGGATGGCCGCGGCGGTCGGTGACACCGATGGTGTTGTTGCTGAAGTTCCGGGGGGATCCTCTACTTTGGGCGGATCCGTGGTGGTTTTCTTAAGATCTTCAATTACTGTAGCGCATTTTGACGGTAGCTTGGCGGTACCGCCGTCGCCGCTTGTGGCAGGATCTGCTGCAGCAGGATCGAGGGCTTCTTTAGATGCGGCGCGCATTCCAATAGAAGCGACCCACTTGGCATGTATTTTAGATTCCGCTCTGCCTGCTGCAAAACTATGCTCAGATTTCCAAATCATATGATAGCCTCCAATTCCATATTGCGTAAGATCTAGTGGTGAATCAGATCCAGGAAGCCCCGCATTAGGAAGCCAACCCCTAGGGTCTACATAAACATACACACCAGGATATGCATTGACAATGGGGAAAGTATCAATCGTCACATCATACACTTCTCTCAATTGTTTTAAACCATCGTAGCCATCTTGTTCAAATCTCACTTCTTTTAAGAATTTCGCACTGGTTTTTTGGAGAGAAATCTTTTTGACAAGACCCCTGCTTTCTCCCATAGAAAAATGAAATACGCCGCGCTTATGATCCTCTGTACGATCACCGTTCATTTTTTCCGGAGGTGCCACTCGGCCAGCAAAAAATATTAAATAGTTAGTTTCATCCGTCACCGGCCG